GACCTGTGGTATTATAATTATAGAAACAAGGAAACCTAGTAAATATAAGGAGGAAAAAACACATGGCAAAATTAACAAATCAATTATTAAGGTACAAAGTAATGTTTACAAAAGGGGGAACAGGTGGTTACACCGCTCGCGTCATGATACCAAAAGAAGCTATACGCGATTTAGACATTCACCCAGGAGACAGTATTGAATATACACGTGTTCCACATGGCTTATTATTAAGAAAAGTGCAAAAGGAGGGAGACTAAAAGATGGCTAATAAGCATATTAAAAAGAAAAAAACAAAAGCGGAGATTATTCAAAAAGAATATTCTCACGAATATACTAAATATTTAGCGCGCGTTAGAAATCAACAGAAACAGGGTGTACAAGTAAAGATAATTAAGCGTGTGAAAAATCCAAAGCAAGCTTCCATTGATAGAATTAAAAAGCAGAACGCAAAAGAAATACGAAAAAATGCGACGGTTGTTGATATGCTTACAGGTGAGAAAATAACACCTAAAGAATACGGACGTAAACACGCGCTTGAAAGAAATAGAGTTTTTATAAAATTAACTCCGCAAGAACAGGAATATGCTCGTTTTCACGGTTCTGATTTAAAAGAGTTAAAAGCGATACTAAAAAAAGGAATTAGAGTCAATATAGTAACACCTGTATTAGACTACGAGGCTATTATAGAATCATGGTATGATTCTCTATACAGTTTTCATCCAAAAACAGCAACATGGTTAAGAGAAAAAACAGATGCGTACTTGTCAAGTGCCACAGAGAAAGAACGGGCGCTATTTGCGTATACCTACTCAAAAGCATCAGAAGTATTCCCAACAGAGTACTACATGGACAAAGCAATGGTTGACGCTGTATTTTGGAATATATTAAAAAAGATGGGTGTATTTAGCACTACAGAAGATTTCCAAGACTTTTTGATAATGCAAGATATTGTTATAGAAAAAGAAGAGTAAAACGAGGTGATATAATGCCACGAAAAAAGAAAATAACCTTTTGGGCTTGTGACTTTGAGACGACCGTGTGGGGCGAAAAAGTAGAACAGGAAAAACGCAAAAAACAAGACAGTACAGAAGTATGGAGCGGTGCGGACGTGGCGTTATATGACGATACTGAAACTGTAACGATAACGCACTCTATAAGAGATTTTTTAAATAGATTTTTAACAATGAACGGCAATAATATTTTATATTTTCACAACCTTGCTTTTGACGGTTCATTCATAGTTGATTTCTTATTAAAAGAGGGTTGGAAGTGGGTACATTGTAAAGATAAAGAGATGAATTCAAAAGAGTTTCAAACTTGTATATCAGATATGGGTTCATGGTACTGGATTAAATTAAAATGGAATAAGACTTTTTTGGAGATTCGAAACTCTTTAAAGCTTATGCCCTCTTCTTTGAAAAATATTGGGAAATCATTTGGCACAAAGCACCAAAAATTAGACATGGACTATGAGGGCGAAAGATACGCCTATTGTAATATATCAGAAGACGAAAAGAAATATATTGAAAATGATGTGTTAGTGTTAAAAGAAGCGCTAGAAATGATGTTCAACGAAAAGCATGATAAACTAACAATAGGTTCGTGTTGCTTGGCAGAGTTTAAAGGGTTTTATGAAAAGAAACAATATGATAAGTTGTTTCCCGATATTAGAGAGGATTACTTAGACGAAGCAATAACAGGCGTATGGAATCAGTGGGATTATGTCCACAAGGCATATCATGGGGGTTGGTGCTATGTCAATCCACAGTATGCACATACCGTTGTAGGCGACGGATTAGTGTATGACGTAAACTCATTGTACCCGTCTATGATGCATAGTATCAGCGGAAATAAATACCCGTTTGGGCACGGGGAATATCATAGGGGAGCGCCACCCGATGAACTTATAAGTTCCACTAATAAATATTTTTTTATCCGCTTCAATTGCCGTTTTCAACTCAAAAAAGGAGCGTTCCCATGGTTGCATATTAGGCAGAGTGCATTGTATAAAGCGAATGAAAATTTATACAGTTCTAATGTAAGATATAGAGGTGAATATTATCGATATTATCGCGACATTGACGGACAGATGCATGATACCAATGTTACTCTCACTATGACTTGTACTGATTGGCAGTTGTTCCAAGAAACTTATGATGTTTATGATTTGGTCATTTATGATTATGTGTGGTTCTACGCTAGAGAGGGATTTTTCGATGAATATATAGATAAATACGGAGAAGAAAAGAGAACCTCAAAAGGTTTTAAGCGACAGAAAGCGAAACTCTTTTTAAATAATCTCTATGGTAAATTTGCTATGTCGGATAATTCATCGTATAAAGAGCCTTATCTTGACGAAGATGGAATTATTAGATTTATCTTGCACGAGGAGCATGAAAAGAAAGTAGGTTATATTCCTATAGGCAGTGCTATTACATCTTATGCCATGAATTTTACAATTCGTCATGCTATGGCAAATTATGACCGCTTTTGCTATGCAGATACAGATTCTATACATTTGATTGGTCTTGACAAAGCGAACAAGGTTATAGAGCATCCAACTAATTTTTGCTGCTGGAAATGTGAAAGTACGTTCGATTTTGCATATTATGAGCGTCAAAAGACTTATGCAGAACATATAGTCGAAGAGAATCACGAGCCTTGTGAGCCTTATCTTGATATAAAAGCGTGTGGCATGAGTAGCCAAGCCAAGCAAAAATTTATTGAAGAGGGAAAAAATATTTCAGACTTATCTCAAGGTCTGAATATGGAGTCTTGCAACTTAAAGGCAGAGCGCGTGAAAGGTGGTATTATATTAAGAAATAAAGACTTTAAAATCCACGCTCAAAAAGATAAAAAATTATGATATAATACTTGACTATATTTTAGCGTCGTGTTATTATAATAATGTAATAAATAAAGTAGAAAAAGGAGAAACAAAGATGGGTAAAAAAATTGAATATCCGTTAAACAGCTTGTACGGGGTAAGCTCAATGTCACATAGTAGTAATGTAAGAATTGACACAAATTTAAAAAACGCTGAGATTACGGCTAAACTTATCACTATTCGTGATGGTTTTTTATATGCTGATACAGATAGTATATATGTAAGAGATTTAGATAAAAAATAAAAATTATAACATAACACTTGACTACATTTAATTGTTGTGTTATTATAATGTAATAAATAAAACATATTACATTGCATTCACACTCACAAAAACAGAAAAAAAGAGGAAAACAAGATGTTTACAAGGACATTAGTAACAGCAGAGGTATCTGTTGAAAGAATCTACAAAGATAAGGAGACAGATGAAATCAAGAAAGATTGTTTTGACGAAAAATTGCCAAATTGTAAGACAAGAGATAAAGCCGAAATCTTGATTGAAAAGCAGTATAAGGGGGACATTGTTTCCATTTTGGATATTAAATTCAAATTAGAGAAACGCTATATGACAGATGAACAGTTCTTACTCAATTCAGATGTCAAGAGTGAAAAAATTGTCACAGAAGCAGAGTTGCAGGAAATGAAAAAGGAAGATTAAAAGGGAAAAAACAGGAGGCAAATAACTATGGTAGAAATTAAAGAAATGAGTAGAGAGTTTACAAAGGTAGAAAAATATCTTATGACCACAGCGCCCGACATTGAGCCATTAAAAAATATCGAAGATGGAGAATCTATCCCAGTTGACGGATATATTATCTTTGATGTCATTAAAGATAACGGAGATATACAGGAGATTGTAAGTATTATCACACCCGATAAGAAAGTGTACTCTGGACAGTCTGCAACCTTTAGACAGTCTTTGAAAGATATTGAAAGTGTGATGGACGGTGAAAAATTCTCTATCGTTAAAATTAGCGGAAAGACAAAAGCTGGGCGCGATTATATCAATTGTACTTTAGATGTATCAAATTTATAATATGATGCCGTGAGAATACCATTTTAATTCTCTTCTTCTAAAGAGGTGGTTATATGCCACCTCTTTTTAAAAATAAACGTTTCACGTGAAACATTAAGGAGGTGCTAAAATGATTGATGATGGTTATTATCATTGCGAACGCTTATTAACTATGAAAGATAAATACGGGAAAACCCCCGATATATATATTGTAGATGGAAACAGAACAGCTGGAAAAAGTTACTCTATTAAATGTAGACAAGTTTCCGATTTTTTAAAAGATAAATACAGGCCCGAAAATCAGTTCATTTATTTATATCGAAATGTCATTGATATGACAGAATGTGCAGATACATATTTTGGTGATATCGCGGAAGCATTTGATGGTTATGTTATGACTGAAAAGCGCTTGATGCGAGGCTCATTAGTACAGTTATTTATCAATGAAGAGCCATGCGGTTATTGTTTGGCTTTAAATGTCGCAAGAAAATATAAAAAAATGCGTGGACTGTTTGTTAATATACGCTCTATATTTTTTGACGAGTATCAAGATGAAGATAATATATATTTGTCAAATGAAGTGAATAAGTTATTATCTTTATGCACTACAATCAGTTCTGGACACGGTAAACAGCATAGAAGAGTGGTTTTATATATGTCCTCAAATACAGTATCACTATTAAATCCTTATTATAAGGAGTTTGGTATCAACAAAATGTTAAAAAAAGACACAAAATTTTTACGTGGCGATGGTTGGGTGTTTGAGCGAACTTACAATGAAAATGCATCAACAGCATATCAAGAAAGTGGTATTGCACGAGCTTTTAAAAATGCTAGTTATAACGCGTATGCCAGTGAAAATAAATATCTAAACGATAACGAATGTTTAATTGGTAAGCCAAGTGGAAAATCACGTTATATTTGTACAATTAAATTTAATGATAACCTGTATAATGTAAGAAAATATGATATTTGTCTATATGTATCAACAGGAGCAGACGATAGTTTTCCAACGAGAATATGCTTTACAAAAAATGATGTCATAGACAATACGACTATTCGTGTCAATTCAACACATTATATCGTGACGATGCTACGAGAATATTTCAACAGGGGATTGCTTTTGTTTGAAAATTTGGAATGTAAGAACATGATATTTGATGTTATATCTTTTTAATGTTTCACGTGAAACATTGACATTTTAAATAATCTGTGTTATTATAATATTGTACCCAAAATAATGTGAACATTGTAATTGATATACACGCACATAGACAAGTAGTCTGATATCAATTTTTGGCGTTGCGTTCCCTTTGCATCAATTATTTTGTAAAGTACAATATGTTTCACGTGGACAATGTTTCACGTGAAACATTTTTTATTTACAAACAAATCTATTTGTGCTATGATAGAAAAAGGAGGTGATATCATGGCAAATGAAGTTATCACATTAATTAATAGTTTAGGGCTTCCGACCATGGTTGCATGTGCGTCCATGTGGTACGTGAAATACCGTGAAGATAAGAACGACGCTCGCATGGACAAACTAAACGAATCACACAAACAGGAAATGGCAGACATTACAGAAGCAGTGAACAATAATACACTTGCGTTACAGCGCATTTGTGATACATTTGAACAGAAAAAGGAGGAATAAAAATGAGTGTAAAAAAAGCAGTTGACATCTCGTATCATAATGGAGTGATTGATTTTGAAAAAGTAAAAAACGCTGTGGACTATGTTATCATACGTTGCGGATATGGACAGGATATGACATCACAAGATGATAAACAATGGAATAGAAATGTAAGTGAATGTGAGCGGTTAGGCATTCCATATGGTGTCTATTTCTATTCCTACGCAAAAACAACAGCTAGAATTGAGGGTGAAATTAATCACTGTCTTAGATTGTTACAGGGTCACACTCCTAATCTGCCTGTATTTTTCGACAGTGAAGAACCAGGAACGCAAAGAGTAGCGAAGCATAACGCAAAGCGCTTTTGCGATGCTATGCTGACACACGGTTATAAAGCTGGTATTTATGCCAGCAAATCATGGTATGAGAATTATATTGGCGAGACATGGGGATATGACCTGTGGATTGCTAGATATTCCAATGTGTTAGGTGTAGACAATGTTGATATTTGGCAGTATTCCAGTAATGGAACTGTTGACGGTATTAATAGTAGATGTGATGTGAACCACGTTTATAAAGACTATGGAACTTCAAATCTTGTACCTAATGTTCCACAGAGTCCACCAACGCACGTAACCCCAAGAAATGAATTGATTGCACAGGGACAGCAACACGCCATTAATTTTACAGGTGTCCAAATTGCAGTTGACGGTATTGTAGGCAGAAATACGAAAAGAATGGCGGTACGAGTTGTACAACATGCTATGAACATGGATTACGGTCGTACGATTGCAGAGGACGGACTTGTTGGTAAAAAGACAAAAGCGAAAGCTGGGTGTCATTATGTAAGACGTGGAGAAAAACAGTACTTAGTCACAGCACTGGAAATCTTATGTTTATTACAGGGAAAAGACCCGAACGGGGTGGAACATCCAGGAACATTTGGCGGAGGACTAGCACGCGCTTGTGGAATTGAAATCGTTTACGCAAAAGATATGTTATACATGATTTAATGATTATTCACGTGGAACAAAAAATGTTTCACGTGAAACATTTTTAAGGGGGGTAGTAAAATGCCAAATATCAATGTTGCATACCAGTGGGCGGTCAATGCTTGCAATGCTCCTAATATTGGCTATTCACAGCAATATCGTAGAGGACAGACTGTGAACGGTGTTACTTATTATGATTGTAGTTCGTTTATTTCAAAAGCATTGACAGAAGCAGGATTTTTCTCAGTAAACCCATGGTTCACCACAAGGACAGAAGAGGGATATCTATTACAAGCTGGATTCAAAGAAATTAATATTAATGAAGCGTGGCAAGCTGGGGACATCGTGTGGCGTAGCGGACATACGGAGATGGTATATAGTGGAAATGGTGTTGGGGGTGGCGGTGTCACCATGGGCGCGCACAGTGGACGCTATCCACTACCAGACCAAGTAAGCATTAACACATATATAGCAAAACCGTCCGCATGGTCAAAGATATATCGCTATGGCGATAGTGCGGGAATGCCTCTTGAATGGATTCACGGTAATCGTTATCTGACAGAGGACGAAATGAAAAATAACGCCTATGTATTCTATAGCACGATGTTTTTCAAAGATTTCACATTGAACGCGATTGCAGGAATGCTAGGAAATATGGAGATAGAGTCCAATATCAACCCAGAATTATGGCAGTCTTTGAAAGAGGGAAACTATAATGGTGGTTATGGATTAGTTCAGTGGACACCAGCAACAGTCTATACAGACTGGGCGAACGCTCATGGGTATGATATCGCAGATGGTTATTATCAATGCGTTTGGCTTGACGAAGAAACAGTAAGTAGCGGACAGTGGATTGAGACTACAAAATATCCGATATCGTGGGAAGAGTTTCGTAAGTCTACGAAAGAACCAGATTATCTAGCGTCTGTTTTTTTAAAGAATTTTGAACGCGCAGGTGTGGAAAAAGAAGAGGAGCGAAAAAAGAACGCGCTAAAATGGTACGCGTATCTACAGACATTATCCCCATATCCAGTACACCCACACGGAAAAAAGAAAAAAATGCCTCTTTACTTTTTCTTGCCTTGGTGATATAATTAAAACTGTAAAATGGTAATAAGTAAAAAGGAGGATATTTATATGGATTTTAATGAAGCTTTAAACGAATTAATTGACGCGGTCGCTGACGTGGAAGAACATGGAGACGCGATTGAAGTTTTACAGAATTATGAGGGAGAAAGAGACGGAGAAACAGACAGCGAATGGAAAGACAAGTATTTAAAGCTAGAGAGCGAGTATAAAAAGCGCTTTAAGGAAAAAATGGCAGAGGGTACGACTCGTGCAGATGATAAAGGCGAGTCAAAAGACGAAACAGAAGAAATTACCGTGGAAGATTTAGACTTTAACGGTAAAACAGAGTAAGGAGGTTTTAACAAATGGCAGACGCAACAAATAAAAATATTTTAAAAGCAGTCAAACAGGAGCTTTCTTTCGAGGTTCAGAACCACTTGCCTGTGGAAGTCTCAGACAATTTACAGACTGTCTATGATAACATTCTGAATTTTGCCCCTGTTCGGAACGAAATTGTTCCGTCATTAATTAATCGTATCGGTATGCAAACGGTAGACAGCATCGCATGGAGAAACCCGTTAGCACGTTTCAAAAAAGAGCCGATGCGATACGGTGAGACACATGAAGAAACTTATGTGAATATGTGTAAAGGACATGTTTATGACTCACAGGCAGATTTTAAATACGCATTCCAGCAGTATCAGTCTTATATCATGAGCGTATTCCATAATGTAAATCTTGAAATTCAGTACCCTGTTACGGTTACTTATGACAACTTGAGAAAAGCTTTTACAAGTGAGTATGGCATCCGTGATATGATTATGGCAAAAATGGAGAGTGCTATCACAGGGGCGAACTGGGACGAGTATCTCGCTATGCGTGATTTGATTAATGTAGGGTATGAAAAAGAAGTGCTTCCAGCAGTGACCGTTGACGCGATTGTAGATGAGGCATCAGCGAAAAAATTATTGATTGAGGTCAAAAGAGCAGTCGGAGAATTTGGATTCCCTTTACCTGAAAACAATCCAGCTGGTGCAACTTCTCACGCTATGCCGTCAAATCTGATTTGGATTACAACGCCAGAAGTAAACGCACAGATTAGCGTTGACGCTTTAGCTTATGCATTCCACATGGATAAAGCAGACGTGGCGGTTCAGACGGTCATTGTGGATAAATTTGCAAATAGTGCAATCCAAGGCGTTCTTTGCGATGTTCGTTTCTTCAATGTACGCGACCAGTTCAAGGAAATGAGCGACCAACGACTCGCAAATGTCTTATCATGGAACTACTTCTATACGCAGGTGGAAATGGTAAGCGCAAGCCCGTTCTATCCGATTCGAGTATTTACGACCGATACAGTTGTTGAAGCACCGACACTTAGTGTGAAAGCTGGAACTTATACAGCTGGACAGACACAGGAAGTAGAGGTAACTGTCACAGGGGGAACAGGAACATATCATCAGAATTTAGTGACGCTTGAAGTTGACAGCGGTGCTACTTCTGCTAAGACTTATGTCATTCCTGGAACACATATCTTACATACGGGAGCGGACGAGACAGGAACTATCGTATTAAAAGCGATTTACAGACCAAATGAAACAATTACAAAAACAGCAAGTTTCACAAAAGCGTCATAATTAACGGAGGTAGTTATCTATGATAAATTTACCTGTTCAAGGAGGGGTCGCACCACGCGACCCCGAAACAAAATTAAGATTGTACAGCGGAGTACCATGGTCTGACGAGTATGAACATGTTAGATTATACAATTCAAAAGACGATTTGCTAAATCATTTAGAGTTATATCGTAAACATATTAACGGAGTTGATTTGTCACATCTTGCACCGATTAAAGTGGGAAGTTATGATATACGCGTACCATTCACAGAAATGAAAGCGCTTAATCTCAATTATTTAGCGTTTCAGAATAGCGGTATATCTAATGAATGGGTTTTTTGCTTTATCGATTCTATCGAGTGGCTCTCTGAAAAAACAACTAGAATCAACTTTTCTTTAGATGTGTTTCAGAACAACTTTTACGAAGCAAATATTAAGCCTTGTTTTGTGGAGTATCATCACATACCGAGAAATAAAGATGAGATAGGAGCAAATCTCGCACCCGTAAATATTGAAACAGGTGAAACGATTGTATCACGTCACAAAAAATTAGACTTAACACCAACTGAATGTTGTGCTTTTGTCACACGAGGAACAACAGAGCAAAGTTGGTTTGAGGGTCGCGTGGAAAACGGTGTATATTGTTGGGGTAGTATCGGACATTATGATGTAACTACAGAAGATGGTCTAAAAGGGATTAACAGTTTGTTGGAAGATTATAACAATCAAGGTGCACAAGATGCCGTTATAGGATTATTTATGTCCCCAAAATTATGCACGCTTGCATTAGGTGGAAAAGAGATAAAACCTAAAATTACATCTATGCAGATATCTGACAATGTATTCGAGGGATATAAACCAAAAAATAAAAAGTTATACTCTTATCCATGGTTGTTTTGTTTGGCTGACAATAATCAAGGCAACACACATATATACCGATATGAGTATAGTTATAATCGAGATAAGTCTCTTGAGTTCGACAGCTATGGTACAATTGCAACTCTACCGCAAGTTCTAACAGCGCCTAAAAATTATAAGACGCGCGAAGAATTAGGGCATGGACTAATGAGCGAAGCGCTTATTAACTCTTCTTTTCCGATGTGTTCTTTTTCTTCCGACACTTATCGGGCATGGGTCGCACAAAATAAAAGTTCTATCGCTCTATCTCAAGTTCATACCGCTGTCGATGCCACTCTAGGAACAGGCACGGCAATAGCTGGGCTGGCTGGTGGAAGTTTACAGGGAGGTCTTAACGGTCTAGGCAAAACAACGAACGCTTTTTGGGACGCTCTTGGAATGTTAGCAAATCAGACCGACAGAGCAAGAAACGCTGGAGTGACGCATGGAAAAGCATTATCAGAAAATGTATTGACAGGCATCAAAGAGTGCGGTGTTGATTTTTACGAAATGTCATGCAAAAAACAATTTGCAGAAATGGCAGATAGCTTTTTCGAGCAATTTGGATACCCAATCAATAAGATTGCCACCCCTTATTTGCACTCAAGAACCTACTGGAACTACGTAAAAACTTCTCATTGTGGTTTTACTGGCAATATTGATTTAGACCAGTTGAAAAAGTTACGAAATATATTTGACAACGGTGTCACATTGTGGCATACTGATGATATAGGGAATTATGGACTATCCAACGATTAAAAGGAGGTGCGTAGACATGAGAAATCCATTGCGAATTTTTGACAAAAAAATCAAACTTAATTCTAAAGATGATTTTGAAACAATAAAAACTATATTTTTTTATGATATATTTGACTTATTTGTAAATAGGTATCAATGGAATGATTTACCCAAAGAAATTTTACCAATGTATATTGAACAAACGTTATTTTGGCATGGACTCGGAGTATTTATAAAAGATAATATAGCAGGATACGCTTTTACAAAAGTTTCTTTATCGGGAATGCCTGACATTTACAACATTCCAGTAGATAGAATCGCCTACACTGCCAATGGATATATCGAGACATACGGCAAGGAAAATAGTTGTATCTTATGGGATAATTATTCAACAATGCCGTTCTATTACAAGGCTTTAATGTACGCCGATGCAATGGCGAATACGTGGAAAACAAAGGGTATTAATATGTATGCACAGCGTACGCCTGTTGTGCTATCTTCTTCAGACAACGAAAAAATGAGCTTTGAAATAGTCGGTGAGATGTACGACAATTATTTACCCGTATTAAAAGTTTCTGACTCATTGAACTTGAAAGACATCAAAGCACTGAATATGGAAGCGCCTTATATTGTAGATAAATGCGAACAGGAATTAAGAGATTTATGGTCACAGGTATTAACATCTTTAGGCTATGAAAGCAACCCTGTAGAGAAAGGTGAACGCCTTGTCACTGGAGAGACAGCTGGGAACAATGGACAGGTCGAAGCAAATCGAAATGTTGGTCTTACATTAAGAAGAAGATGTGCAAATGCTATTAATGAATTATGGAATCTTAATGTAACAGTAGACTTCAATAGTGAACTGCCTACCATGATGAATGGATATGTACCAGACAAGTATATGCAAAAAGGGAAAGAGGGTGACGAGATTGAGTAAATACACTACTACAGTGAAAGATATTTGTGAAAGTTTTATCCCTAGACAAGAACTATGGAGCATGGATTTATCTGTACAAAGAACTATAGATAAAACACAAGACAAATTTTTTGACTTTGATTTTCCTTTTTATTCAGAAGATAGAAAAGACCTGTATACTTTTAAGACATATTTTTTACTTAGGTATTGGAATAATTATATAGGTTTTGAAACTTTAGGAATGTGGAAAACTGCTTTTCTAGCAAAAATGCATGAATTGACACCGTATTATACAAAATTGTATAATGCAATTCAAAACGATAACCCTTTTACAAATGTAAATATAACAACCACAGAAGCAGAAAAAGGAAACGAAAAAACAACAACTAACTCAACAGATGCAGGAAACAGCGAGGTAAAAAACAATCAAAACTACCAAAATATTGATAGTGACAACCCACAAGTCACCGTAGCTACACAAGACTACGCAAGTGCTATGAGTAGAGGCGAAACTGTCAACAACACGACTACAACCGCAAAAAATGACCACACAGGAAACGACAATAAAGACAGCAAAAGAGACAGAGACACAAAAGAAATAGGATTAAGAGGAAAATCAACAAGTGAAGCCATTGCAGAATATCGAGAACAAATTCAGAACATTAATCGAGAACTTGTAGAAGCTTGTCGAGATTTATTCATGAAAGTTTGGTAAAAAGGTGGTGAGATGTATGGCAAATGAATTAAAGCCTTTAGTTCCTTTACTTTGCTGTGACGTTCCTAGCGTGTACAGTAATAAGCAAAGTTACTATGAATGCTTGTGTTATATCGGATATAAAGTCAATGAGTGTATAGACGCTATCAACGGATTTACTGACGCGTACAAACAGTACACTGACGAAAAAGTTTCAGAGTTGAAAACGTATATTGACGGACTTAACCGTGATATCTACAACCATATCACGGAAGTTGAAACAAATATCCGTCATGATATGGACACTCGGGATAATGAGCTTGACGAAAAAATCAATAAAGTACAGACACAACTTCTTGATAAGATTGGTGCATTGAATATTTTAATATACGACTTAAATGCTGAGACAAGAGCGCATATTGATACAGAAGTTAAAAAACTCTATGATTACATCAATGAATACGTACCAAATAATATGGAAGTGTTAAACCCTGTAAAGGGTTATCGAACAAGTTTAAACCAAGCGTTAGCAGATATATATGACAATCTACGTTATTATGCTTTGACTTGCAACGAGTTTGATTCTTTAAATTTAACTTGCACAAAATTTGACGGGTTATCAATTAATTGTACAGAGTTTGACTTGTACGGTGCAAAAAGATTCAGAGTAGATAGCAACTTATATATGCATGACCCATTTACAGGAAAGTATGTTTTTTATCAAGACGTAATTTACAAACTTGCAGAGTTGCATTTCGATAACCCAATTACAACTAGCGAGTTTGACGCTTTATTATTAACGGTAACAGCATTCCAGTCTAAAGCCTTAAGCGCTTACACATTTGACAGTAACGCAAAAACGGCGTTAAAATTATAAATTAAAGGAGGATTTTAAAACTATGAGTTCAACAAACAAAACAACTTACTATGACTTAAGCCAGTATATCGGAACTGACAAGCCGACATATTTAGGAGATTATAATTCTGATATGTCTAAAATTGATGCTGGTATTCACAGTGCAGACGATAAAGCCACCACAGCTTCACAGAACGCTGGAAGCGCAATTGCTAGAGTTGGCGAAGTTGAAAAAACTGTGCAGTCACATACAAGCGCTATAACAACATTGCAGACAGATGTTACAGGTCTAAAAGAGAGTGTAAAAACAGCGCAGAACACAGCCACCTCAGCAGATGGAAAAGCTGACACCGCACAGCAAACAGCCAACAGCGCACTTTTGACCGCTAATAATGCCAGCGCTAAAGCCGATAATGTGAATAAAGATGTAACACTGTGGACAGGCAGTGTTAAAAACTCAAGTGTTGCACTTAGCGACAGCTTGACAAATTACAGATTTTTATATATTGAAACAAACGCAGGCGTTAGCCCTTTGTTTGCTTATAGAAATGACAAGAAAAAATATGTCGGTTGTCAACAGATTTTAAAAGATGGGGCAACAAACACTGTGTCCACAATAACAGTCAAACTGGATATAGTTGATGATACGCACATCACGATTAGTACTAATGTTATTGACCATGCGTTCAGTAGTACACATCCAACGCTTGACGCTGTGTATACATTAGGCATTTATGGCATCCCGAGATAAACTGAGTATGCAAACTAAAACAACCTCACCAAATTGGTGAGGTTGTTTTTTATTCCTCCTTATTTTTTATCGAATATCCTAAGAAAATACATACAGTTTCCGAGCCTTGTTATATATTCTAATTCTTTCATTTCTTCACTCGCCCACTGTGGCAGTTCTTTACTTGAATTAAATTCAAAATGCTCCCCGAGCTCACTACGCAATACGATAATATCATTTTCAATGTCCACTATTGCAGATATAATTTTCATTTTTATTCCTCCTTATAAAAGATTGAAAACTTTCCATGTGAACTGTGAAAAGTGCTCTGCTATAAATGAAACAGAAGATAAGAAAAGATATAATAAAAAGGTTGTCATAATAACGATGGACAAAATGCCTAAGAAAGAGGATATCTTTTCTAGTTTAGTGTATGGCTCTTTTTCTTCTTCTATAGGTGCGTGCCTTTTTATCCAGTCTATTTCACTTTCATGTAATGTTTCACGTGAAACATTTTCCGTATAAAGATTGCTAGACGTGTCTGTCTCTATATAGTCTTTAATTCCATCTGTCGGATTGGCGTAGCTCTGTCCATCAAAACCCACATAAATGTTTTTATTAGTATATAAATTTTCTACCCAATACGGAGGGTCTACAAATAAGGCTATGTAATTGTTTAATGAGTTTTCAGTGTAGAAGTCGTGAATTTCTACACCGAAATCGGTGATATTATGTAGTCTATATTGAATCATTTATTTTTTCCTCCTTATATTTACTAGGTTTCCTTGTTTCTATAATTATAAT